GACTCCCTTGCGGCGAGGTGCGAATACTGTCTTTGTATTTCCTGTTGCTTTAGCCATGGTATAAATCTCCTTAGTGTATATTTATGCTTTAATTCCAAGTTCTTTTTCAGTTAATATCATAAATTCCCAACCATTATCTTCGCAAAATTCAGTTGCATACTTCCACTTGGCTTGATTTACACCCCAAGTCATAACTTCATTTAGAAATTGTTTAGTCTTTCTCGCAGGAATTTTCGGCTGCTGAACAAATTTAGCAGGCTTTATTTCAATTAAGTATTTTTTTACTTTACCGCTACTCTCTTGGACTTTCATATAAAAATCTACAAAGTATCGGTGGACTCTATTATCTTTGGGTGAAATATAAGGAATAGCCAGTTCTTCTGAACCCCATTCTAATACACTTGGATTACTATCGCACCATTTCATAAACTTTAGCTCCCAGCTAGAACGATATATAATTCTACCAGGATCACCAATATACTTCTTAGGATTTTGTATTTTGTAGAGACCTTTCATAGTCTCCTTTGTGTATGTCATATAAATAGTCCAAACCAAGCTCAATAGGATATTTATTAGAAATGGCAGAACAAAAAAGAGAGCCGGCAAGCCCAAAGCAGTCCGCTTCTTCTCCTTCTCCTGAAGGAAGATTTAATAGAGACACTTCGGGTATGGTCAATCCATTCAGTGGAAGAAGTAAAGCGTCCAAGACATTTACATATCCGGAAAGTTTAGCTACTGTTAACGACCAAAGTGAACACACACATTGGATAGCTTTTTATCCTCTTGTTAGAGAAGGTACCACCGCAGCAAATGCATTGAGGGACTCTGGTAGAGCTACTATTTTTGAAACTTCAGGCCAACAAAGAGTCGATGCAGAACATGCAACAGCCGCTGGTGCCGCACTAGGTGGAAAACTTGCTGCCGAAACATTAGGTACTGCTGGTCTTGCAGGATTGAAGAGTATTATGGGCGCTAAAGGTGGGTTATCAAACTTCTTTAAATCTGGTGCGGCTGGAACAGCCGGCACGGTGGCAGCACTGGGTATAGCTGCCGGGGTGGCAGCTGGTGCGGCTCTTAATGGTATAGGCGCAAGAAGATTGATTATGGGATCTAAAGCAATCGTTTTAGGCATTCAAGATAAACTTAGCTACGGTTATTCGGCAAACTATGATGTTGCTGATATAGGAGGTTTTGTCGGCGCCGCGGCAACGGGTAACTTTAGTGGAGAAGCCTCACTAGGAGATGTCGGTACCGATGTTGGTGCATTAGCAGCCAGAAAATTAGCAAGTCTTGCAGGTGCAATTGGCGGAAATCAGGTTACAAACTTAAAAGAAGCTACATCAAAAACAGTAGAGAACCCGTATAAAGAGCAGTTGTTTAAAAATATGGGATTCAGAAAATTTGGTTTTGAATATAAATTTGCACCCAGAACATATGAAGAAGGTTTAACAGTTTTTGGTAAATCGGAGGCCAGGGGTGGCGTCGGTGGTATTATTGGGACATTTCTTGAACATATGCATCCAGAACCTAGTAATGCTGGCGTATTTTTAATTTATCCGTCAGAGTTTTTAATTGTAATCTATCATAAGTCTGGCGCAGAAAACACCTGGGTCAGAAGAATATCAAATTGTGCCCTCACAGGAATGAATATCGATTATGGCGCAGATGGGTTCACCACTTTTCAAGGAACTAACGGTATGCCAACAGAAGCCACCATTAGACTCGAATTTACCGAACTCGAAACTCTTACAAACAAACGCTCAAAGCTGGGATATTAATTATGTCATATTTTAGCAACTTTCCATCGGATATACTTAAAATTGGAAATGAATACAAGTATGTCACAGATATTTTCAGACGAGTTTATACAAATACGTTTGCGACACACTATTCGGAACTAGAGACCGTAACTATTCCTGAAGGATATACAGTCGAGCAAGTCAGCGATTTATATTATGGTTCACCCACATATCACTGGGTTATTATGATTTTAAATAACATCGTTGACATTAGAGAAGAATGGCCGAAGTCGGGTGCAGATTTGATTGAATATAGCAAACTAAAATATGGCGGTCTGGAAGAATTATACGATGTTCATCACTATGAAAACGATGAGGGCATCACGGTACAATCTAGTTATACTGAAAATAAAATCGCAGTTACGAATATCGAATATGAAGAAATACTGAATGATGCTAAGAGAGAAGTCAAGATTTTAGAACCTAAGTATCTTAACTCATTCGTAACTAAATTCCAGACATTGATTTCAAGGTAATATAATGGTAGACTTTCTTAGTTTTTTGGGTGCATCTAAGCCCAAGGGAGATCCTGAATATGAAGGCGATGGGGATCTCTTTTCAAATGAAGAAGACTTCGATGAGTCGGCCTTTGCTGATCTGAATCCTGCAATTCTACAAAAAGCGGGTGATGTTATTTACAACGAGGTGTTGCTAGTTACTAACGGCGGCATTATTGATATTAGAGACTTCGTGGTCGAAATCAATATCTATGAAGATATGTTTTCTCCTTGTTTACATGGAAATGTGATTATCCGTGACACACAAAACTTGATAGAAAAGGTTCCTTTGATAGGCGACGAAATATTAACTCTGGATATTTCTACTCCTCAGTTAGCTCAGGCGCCCTACGACCCAACAAATAAAATACAAAAATCATTTGCTGTATATGCTATCAAGAATAGATTTTTGTCGAATGAAGACAAAGAACAATTGTATTCTCTGCACTTCATTTCGATGGAAGGTATGGTAGATAATATTTCATATTTGTGCCAGAAGTATGAAGGTACAACAGATGAAATAGCAGCCAAAGTTTTTGAGGATTCGTTCAAGGATATTCCTAGATACTTGAACGATAAAAACACAGCGGCAACTGCTCCCAAATCTGACTTTACTATCGGCGATACTCCACATACTTCTAAGGTTTCATTATTACCTCCTATGTGGACACCATTTCAAATAATGGGTTATCTATCAAAACGAGCATTGGGAACAAATGTTACCGATGCTCCGACTTTTCTATTTTATGAGACGACCAAAGGTTTTTACATGTGTTCTATAAACGATCTAATTAGATCGCAGATGTCAGTTGGCTTTATTATGTCGAAGTTGAAGTATCGTAAGAAATATGAGGCAGAACAACTAGGAGAAAATGCAATTCGTTTGGCGTATTCTCACGTTGAAAATCTAGAGTTTCTATCAAACGTTGATGTTCTTAAAGGTCAAGACTTGGGGCATTTTGCAAGCTCTCTTTTCACATTAGATGTAGTCAAGAAAGAATATGTGGCAACGTCATACGATCACGGGTTTGAGTTTCAGAAATATCCTCATTTAGGTAGTTATAAATCTGCGCCCGGTCAAACGGGTCTAGTTCTGGATGAAAGCAAGAAATATAATTCAATTTTTCCGGCTACAGTCATTCGCTCATCCGACAGTAAAGTTTTTATTGAGTCTATACATCCTGGTGTTCTAGATAGCTCGGATCCTGAATTGATGAATCTTCATCCTGAGAAATATGTTCAGCAAAGAAACAGTCTGTTTTCTGACATTTCTACTATGAAAATGAAAATTACTATTCCAGGTAGAACAGACATGGAAGTTGGTACAATCGTAGATTTTGATTATCCTTCCGTGGGGTCTGGTAGAAATGGTGAAACGGATGAGGACAGTGTTAGAGATATATGGATAAGTGGATATTATATGATAACTGCGATACATCATCAAATTACAAAATTGAGACATAATATGATTTGCGAAATTGCTAAGGATTCTTATTTGAAAGAACTTGTAGCCGAAGAAGCATCGGCTGCTCCTGCCGCCGCGCCAGCAACAACTAATCCTCCTTCACCGGCTCCAACCCCGGCTCCAAGCAAATAAATAGATTAATGGAGTTACTTATACTATGATGGATAATAGAACAACTAATAATGTTGGTCAGTTTTACTGGTGGTTCGGCGTGGTCGAAGATCGCGACGATCCTTTACGCATCGGAAGATGCCGTGTTCGTATCATGGGTTATCACATAGATAGCACGGAGCTACTACCGACAGAAGATTTGCCGTGGGCTGTCCCAATTATGCCCGCAAATAATCCCTCAATATCTGGGGTCGGCGGCTCGGCGAACGGCGTAGTGACCGGAACGTGGGTCGTAGGTTTCTTTGCAGATGGCTCAGACGGCCAGCACCCCATGTTTTTTGGCACGGTCGGTGCGGTACCTGGCGGTCCGGCAGGTGATCCATGCGCACCAGCAGGTGGCAACAGTGCTTCTGATCCAGCAGGTGCACCAGACGGCGCACAAGATATTCAAGTATCCGGTAGTGCCAAAGGAATGGCCCAAAAGATTTTCCAAACAGCAAAAAGTCTTGGTTATGATGACTATATGAGTATCGCATTTGTCGCACTTGCAGAAAAAGAATGTGGTCTTAAACCTAAGGCAGAACAAATGGGTTATTCCGCAGCAAGAATTAGACAAGTGTGGCCGAAAAGAGCAGATCAGGCAGTTAAATATGCCAATAATCCACAGGGTCTGGCCAACTTCATCTATGCTACCGTAAATGGTAATAAAGGCGGAACCGACGGATGGAATTACAGAGGCAAGGGTCTAAATCAGTTGACGGGTAGAGCAAACTATGCCGCGATTAAACAAATTATCGGCGTTGATATCATAGCTAATCCAGATTTGTTGATTACTGATCAAGATGTGGCGGTTAAGGCGTTTTTTGCCTTCTATCAATATCGAGGCTTGGGTGGAGGAGTGGTTCGAGGCAGAAAAACGGCGAGAAGTCAGAGTGAAGCAAACAAAATCATTACTGATGCAACTGGAGGCAGAGACAACTTTAGCACCGGTTCTGCCTTTGGTAGAGAAAATTTCGCCAAAGTTGATAAATTCTCTAAAAAATATACACCAGCAATGTTGTCTGCTAAAGCATAATCGGAGCATTTAATGTCATTATTACAAGCAACCAGTCTAATTACATCGGCAGTCAAGTCTGTCAAAACTGGTAAACTTCCTGATTTATCATCAACGGTAAATGCACTGTCTTCAGCTGGCGTTTTGTCACGAGATCAAGCCAAGGCAGTTAAGTCTGGGTTGTCTCTAGCAAACACAATCGAACAAGGAAAAACTCCGAGTTTATCTGCGGTAACTAGTGGATTGGCGGCAGTAGGTTTGCTCTCAAAGACAGGTGCAAATAGTTTAACTAAACAGATTAATGTCTCTTCGTCATCTCTACCGGGAAATACAGTTTCTAATGCCAATAAGTTACTGGCAACTCTTACTAAGAGTGGAGTTATCGATAAAACTACTAGCAAATTATTATCAAATGGGTTAAGCATTCTTACTGCGGCATCAAATGGAAATATTTCCGGCGTGATAACCGGCGCATTAAAGATTGCAGATGTTCCTCTCAATGTTTCTAAAGCAGCAACTGAAGTATTAAAGGCTGTTCCTACTACGATTGAAACTTCTAAGGTAAGTTCTGGATATCAAACTACTGCCGCAAAATTACCAGATATCGGTTCGCCAGGTAAACTGACAAAAGAGGACTGTGTAAAAGTTCTTACTGCATGTCAACAAGCAATTTCTAGAAAATATGTTGTCGGTGGTAAGAGAAACATATGGCGTAAGGTTCACAATCGCGGTGAATACGGCGCATATAGAATGACGATATCACAACTTATTGATATTGATTTTCTAAAACCAGAAATACAAGAATGGGCAGAAGATTGTATTCAGATTAATGGCAGTCGCCCTGGTGCCGCCGAAAGAGTTAAGTCATACGCAGAGGCAGTTCAAGATACTGCTGGTGATTATGACTTCGCGCCTTACAAGAGAGAAGCCGGCAATAATATCCAGTATTTCTTCTTATACAATCCTATTCCTCTAAATCATGAGGCTGCCGTAAGAAGCATGATTTCTTTCGTGACATCGGAAGAAATGCAAGATAAAGCAGCATATTATTATTTAAAGAAGGCATACGTAGATTTAAGTAATGCAAAGATTGTAAACGTAGACACTTCTAAAGAAACTGTAGCGGGCTTACTTTCCGTCGCCCTTTGTGGAAAATTAGATGATGCTATTAGTTTTGCCCAAGGTGTTATCAAATCCAATTCAGATGGCATCAATTCTAAGTATTGGTACGATATTGGATATAACGCGGTAGCTGAAAAACCAAAAGAAACTAATAGCGATAAGCCCCTACTAAAATCCGGCGTAAGAGCACCAACAACAGAAATCAGTACCAAGGCTCTAATAGAAACTGCTAAAGATCTGGCTGATGTTCTATCTGGTAAAAATATAAACGGAGTCATTTCTGGACTAGTTAAAAATGGAATTATTCCTGCTGATATTGGTGGCATACTAGATGCTGGACTGGGAATAGCAGCATCAACAATCAAAGATAAACTCAGTGAAATCAATAAGGCTAAAGATGCTTTGGCCGCAGCGTCAAGTATATTGCCAGCAAATACTACTTCAGCACTGAAATCTATATCGGGCATTTCATCTAAAGTTAGCGGAGTTACCAGCAAAGTTCCATCTATTAGTAGTCTTGCGTCTAAAAATAGTATAACCTCTGCGGTAAGCAAGGTATCTAATACATCGCTTGCAAAACAGATTACTTCGCTGGCAGCCGATGTTGAAAATACTGCCACAGAAGCAGTAGGTGCTGCACTCGGTGCAGCTGGTGCAAGCGGCAAAGTTGATCCAGCATCGTTAAGTTTTATTGGTGAATCTCTAAAGTCCGGTTTTGGTCTAGCCAACGATTCACAGACTGCGGTAATCAATGAATTAAATCGTCGAGGTATGTGTCCTCCGGGTGCAACGGCACTTCTTCGTGCGGCAATCGATGGCGTCACTGACCCCGCAAAAATTTCTGATCTGATCGCATCCGAAACTAATAAGATGGGGAATGTGGGTGCAGCTATTCCAGCACTCAATACAACGCTAATAGAACAAACAGGTGCTAAACCTGGATTGCTTGATAAGTTCGAGCAAGCAAAAGCAGCCTCTATTAGTGCAATCGGTGTAAGTAAACCAGAACTGACTTCTCTGATTAGTAGTGCAGGTTCTGCATCGATGGAATCATTGAAGAAACAAGCATCTGCGGCCGCAAGTGACATACTCAATTCCAGTTCGACCGCAGTGTCTGGTCTTGCTCTTGCTAATAATCTCACCGCGATAACAGCCGGTGCAAGCGATCCATCTGCCGCAGCCGCCGCCCTTGGCGCTTCTGCGGTATCAAATGTTACGGGCGCTATATCAGCGGCAACTGGCGCAGTTTCGGGTATAGCTGGTAACGCACAAGGAGCACTCAACTCTGCCACGGGCAACGTTACAAGTGCGTTGTCGAATGCAGCATCAAATGTTTCAGGAATGCTAGGCAGTTCTTCGCCTACCACTACCGAAAAGCCAGCAGAAGGTGAAATTGTTTCGTCGTTCTTGCCGGTATCGCCCGCTTCTGTTCCTCCAACTCCTCAAACAGGTGCGGCGTCCGCAGACGCAGTTCCTACGCTACCGTCCACGCAAATTGCGGCCGCGGTAGGAGGACCAACGCAGGCTTCTTCGCCACCTGTCGACCCTAATCCAATGAAGTCTACATATGGCTCAGTCGAAGTTTCATATCAATGGACAGCATCTAATGGTGTTGTTACACTATCTACCAAGGGAACACCCATTGCGTCTGTAAACTTAATTGATAAGACCGATACTAAAACTCCTCAGTATTTGACACTGATTTCTGCTATTGACGGTGCAATTAAGCAAGAACGTATCAATAACTATACTCCGAAAACTCCTAAAACGTTTGAACAAAATCTTGGAAATGCTCTTTATCCTCAAAATAGTGGGGCGCTGCCACTCAGAGAGATTCCAATAATTGCCACAGTTATTCCGTTTGGGGGTAACTACGCAATACAGGTCGATGGATTAAAACCAATAAACTATCAACCAGATAGAACAAAATACATTATATCTCTCAACAGACCTGAATGGCAGGAAAGTATTGACGCCCAATTAACTCGCGAAATTGAATCCACGATGCGAGACATTGTTGAATTGACGCAAGAGGTTTCCGCGGGCGATACATCAACAGCTAAGTGGGATCTTCCTACCGCAGAAGCATGGCTTGATGTTATTACTTCTCTAAAGAGAGAACAAAAAGACATCATCTTCAACTATAATAAATGGGTTAGAGATACTAATAATGCTCCTCTTGGGCCAGATACTGCGCTATCAAACGACCTTATAAGTGCTAAGTCTGGAATCGCGGGTGAGTATACTACAAATCTTGAGAAAGTCAAGAAAACTTTTAGTAATAATACTCCAGTTGCGGCACAAGGACCAAGTAAATCAAATACAGACGGTTCAACGACAACTGTTGTCACCGAAAAATATGGCGATGGTTCTGTAGTAACAACTACAATTGTAGAAGATCAAAAAGGATTTGCGTCTTCACAAAAAGAAGTCACGAGAGTTGCTCCGCCTATCGCAACAGCTCCTCCGAATACAAATCCGCTACAAGCAGATAGCGTAGAACATCCAGCCGCGGCAGATACCGCGCAGTCATTGACGCAAGCTCCGCCCGATGCTGCCAATATTCCCGTTACAAACGATACCCAAAACGGGTTCGGCGATCCAAGAGGCCAATATCCGAAGAAGTCTCTCGGTGGTAAACCAGATACTAATCCTCTTGCGGTGGGTATAAATTCACCTCATATTCAAAATAACCCAACGTCACAGGGTGCAAATCAAGAGAGTTTAAGTTCTGGTGCATCACCTGCAGCCAAAAATGCTCTTCGTAAAAGAGACATTCCAAAAGCGGGTAGAAACGGTGGATCTTGGTCGCAACCTAAGACCGCGTATGCCGCTCAGTATCCTTTCAACAAGGTTACTGCATCCGAATCCGGTCACGTTCAAGAAATCGACGATACCCCCGGTGCCGAACGTATTCACACCGCTCATAAATCAGGCTCATTTAATGAAATCGGTCCTGACGGAACACAAGTAACTCGCGTTGTTGGTGATAACTATACAATTATCGATAATAACGGATATATTTTAATTGAGGGCCGCGCCAATGTTCACGTTGCAGGTGAATGTAATGTTATGATTATGGGTGATGCAAATCTTACTATGAACGGTAAAGTCAACATGGACGTTCATAATGACTTCAACTTAAACGTTGCTGGTCACTTTGGACTATCTGTAGGTGGCGGCATCTTCATTAGAAACGATGGTGTATTCTCGCACGATAATAAAGGCGACATGCAAATACATGGTGCAGGCAACTTCAATTCGACAATTGATGGCACTCATAACCTTACCGCAAGCGGTTATAAAGTAACATCTAAGGGCGATTATCACGTTAAGGTATCTGGAGTTTCTTATCATACATCTATTGGCAATATCAACCAAGACACAGATGGTTCAATCTTGAGCAAAGCCGCAGTAACTATCGATAGTAAGTCTGGTACACATACAAACATCGAATCTCTTGGCAATACAAACATCAAGTCTGCTGGTTCTGTTAATACAGAATCCATTGCTTCTACAAATATCAAGTCCGCAAATGTAATAAACGCACAAGCAGCGGATTCAGTTAATGTCAAGTCTGGTAATGCCGTGAATGTCAACTCTGCGGCAGCAACCAACGTCAAGTCTGGCGCAGCCGTCAACGTTGAAGGTACAGGAAATATCAATCTTAAGGCACCTCTTGTTGCGTCTTCACCTATTGATACACCAACTCTTGATGTCACAACTGCAAATGTCTCCACACTGAATGCTGGTAGCACAAATCTTCGAGCAACTGGAACTGATACTGGTACTAATGGTGGAAGCACTCACGATCTTCCGATATCTGGTCCTACATCTGCTTCTGTTACTGAACCAGGATCGGCGGTCACCGCCGGTAATGCCAACTCGGCTGATCCAGCAAGCGAAGCAACTGGCGCTAAGATTGCAACACTTGCAAATCCAATTCCTATTGAAAAACCAGTATCTGTCTCAGCATCACCTATTATCGGTGGTTCAGATGGCCTTACTTCGGCGGGCGCAGGTGGTAGTAGTCAGCTTCTAAATTCAGCGGGTGGCATCTCCTTCAACGAACAAGCGACAATCAACGACGATACGGCATTAAACCCCTATACATCGTTGGCATAAGAGGAATATATGGCAGAAACATCACCAACAAATCCACCCGTAGCAAACTCTAATACGCCAGCAACTACGACGGCGCCTCCAGCCGGCGGCGCCCCTACTGCTCCGGCAGCCGCACCCGCCGCGCAACCGACAGAAACTACTCAAGCGCCGGGTACAAATGAACCTGCAAATGAGGATCCTGGTTGTGCGGAAGCGAACAGCGACGGCAGTCCCAGTTTTATGGGTGACGAAGGTGGAGCACCTACATCTACTGAACCAGGAACTCCAGTGCCGCCCGCCGCGGGACTTAGAAAGACCGATACAGATTTTAAAGGAAATAAGCTACCAATAATTCCTTCATCTGGTAACTACAATGCAATGGCAAAGGACATTAGGCTATCACACTACTATACTTTACGAGATGTCTTGAACCCAGCCCTAGGCGGCGCAGCTAG